TCGGATAGTGCTTTCTAGTCTAGGATAAGCTAGTTTGTGGTGGGGGGAGCGTTCACTCCTCCACCGGGTAGTCCCTGGTTGGCACCTGGAACATTGGGTGGTTGGGCACTATGTGGCGCCAACCCCGGCGGGCGGCCTCGTCCTCGAGTTCCGCTCGAACGATTTGATTTGGTGAAATTCCGGCGTTGTACAGGTCTTTCATTGTGACCTGGACTGCGATTATTGCTTCCGTTCCGCTGAGGTGCGGGAACGCCCTCATGACGAGTGTTTGTCCGATCTCGCCCTGGGTTAGCAGTCCGACCTGCATCTCCATTGACCCCGGGAGCACATTTTGGTTGGTTGGGTACGTTAGTTTGTAACCTTTGGTCAGCCACCAAATGCACACCTCCTCGTGGGCCTTCAACAGCATCGGGTACGGTTTGCTGAGGTTCGCGTAAATGCGATCCCACCACAGCGCGCACACCGATCGAGACATCGCGTTTGAAAACTGGTTCGGTAGAATTCACGAATAAAAAGCCGAGAGAGATTTGTGATTCGGCCCAGATGACACGTTCTTGGGTCATTCCGCACTCCTTGCCCCAGAGTTTCTCAGCTATAGCAGCGTTCTCGTTTCTTGACAACTGGGGGAAGTATTGGTTATGGCGGAGGCATTCAGCGCCCCACCAGCTTAGCTCGCGGTCCATCAGTTCCTGATCTACGGTTTGGACTTTAATTTTGGTATTGCCATATGTTTCAACGATCTTTTCTGCCCACTTACCTATAATTGGGGTGTCACGATCAGTGAGCATGTAGCCTTGCGCCTTGCGGAGCAGGGCCATCTCGTTGGGAACCAAGCGACTAGCTGTAGTTAAGTGCAGTTTCTGAGCCTGGCGTGGGATGTCACAGATAGAGTGATTTCCACCCTCAACCCAAGGGTTGACAAAGTATCTGCCCAAGAATGGGACTGGCTGGCCACGTTGGACCATGTCAGCTTTCAATTCCAAGCCAATTTTGTTGGCCACATTTTGATATGTGGCAGGGGACACGTCCGGTGTTAGCCCATCGTCACCACCATAAAGTCCGAGTCTCTTCCACGCTTGATCATGGTCGAGTCCGTCCTCTCTGAGTGTGATATAGGCTACTAGCGCGTTGTCGAATGTATTAGCGAGACTGGTGTCCATCGATCCAGATAACCTCGACCATCCTGTGTTATATTTGACTCCGTGCCTTGTAACAGCACGGCATTGGAAATTGTCCCAATGTAGTCTTGACAGTTCTTGGTGATATCTGGGTGAGAATGCTGTTAAGTAAAATTCTTCCTCCTTCTCAGCGAGCCATTTTGAATGTCTGCCGTCAAATTTTCCAAAGTCAGTTGGTATGACATACTTTGCAGGACGACACAACTCACAGACTGCGCGAGCGACTGCTAGGGGAGTTTTACCAAACGCATACCAGGTAGTACGTTTAAGCAGATCAGTTGCAACATATGTATAACGCGCGAACTTCCACTTGTGTCCACCACTGGTCGTGGAAATGTTGCGTGGATAAGTCACTTTGCCATATGCTTCTCGTTTCTGAAATGCTGAGACTCGATTCTTGACCCATGTACCTGCGAAGTGTAATCCGAGGAAGCAAGCTGCTCGCGCCAAAATGTTCTTCTGTGATGGTGTTGTTTGGCGGTCGGCGGCATCCTCATAACTCATGGGGATCAGTGTGTGGCGTTTGTCACCCACGAGTTGGCCAATAAATTGTGTGGCATATGCATCATACTTCTTCGGCGGGGTACGTGTGTTGATGACATCAGTGACGCGCCCTTGTATGCAAGATTCTTCGTTAGTTTTACATTGTGTGGGGCTGACGGCAGTGGTCATCCAGGGTTGTTGACGTTTTCCATCAACTGAGTCTTGGCCCTCATCCGTAAATAGAGCACGCATTGATGGTCGTGGATCATCAGCTAGTATTTTGCCTTGTGGTAAGACAGTGTAATTGTGCTCTCGATACTCTGGGATGGTGTAATAAGGACGCTTAATGTCCGAGAAGAAGCTCGGGTAATGCTCAAATAAATAGAGCAATTGGAAGGCAACGGTGCTTAAAACCGTGTGTTCACGGGCCAGCGGATACAAATAACTTGATCTGTCATCTGTTTTCATATTGAGCATCTGATCAATGATAGACTCAAGTGATCCGACTTCGGTTTTAGCAGTGGTTCGACAATAACGTTGCCAACAAGCGTCAATGACTATATCAGGTAGGGTTACACTAGTGGTCTTATTTGGTTCGGTGACAGATGTGTACATCACAGTTTTACCTACCTGTCTGGTGAAAAACCGCGTGGACACTAAACCACTAGCGTGGAGGAAGTTTCGTCTTTGTAGTTGTGTACCAGGGAACCATTTGTATAATTGGCCCCAAGGTCCATAAATGACTCGTTTTGGAAACAAGCCAACAACTCGCCTACTGGGATCATCTGGATGGACAATTGATTCAACCAAGTAGACGTACGTCCTGAACCACGAGCGTACAACAATGTGGTCACTGTCATACTCCCATAGTTTATGTTCGTATTTTGCGCCTCCGATCATGGTCATGCGTATTCTGTTATCCGCACCCGTCTGTAACATGCCATCTGGGATGGAACCTGCCACTATAGTTGGGACAAAGGTCTGTAACAGCACGGGGCGGCCTAAAAGCAGCACGTCTTCTAAATCATCGAGATAGAAGTCTACGTCATTCATTTTAATGAGAGCATTATCAGGAATGGAGTCCTCTCTCATTGCGTAGGCCATGTCTTTGGCGGTGTGGAATTGCCGGTTGCCATAACACAATCGTTTCTCATCAGCATTTGACATTGATATGGAGAATACCTCATACCCGCAGTGTTGGGCAAACTCGTTGATAGACGTATCGAGTTGCGTTCTGATTTTGGCTGCAAGTGGGTGTGAGTGATTGTCGGTAAAATGGTCAGCTCCGGAGAACTTCATGACGCGAAACCGTGATCGCAAATCTTCTGCAATCTCCCACGACGTTACATGGATCAGGAGGGTCCAGAGGTAAGTCTTAAGTAGGCGATTTCGATAAGAAAGTTTCCGAGCTGCCTCAGCAAGCATTGACAAAAACAACCAATAAATGGCTATCTTGAATAAGCCTGGACCGAGTGCTACGGCTAATTTGACTAGATTTCCGTAATACATGGTAGAAAATTTCAACTCAGACAAGGCGTACGACGCCAAGTCTGGAAAGATTGATTCGACCACATTATTGAAAATCATAGAGCAGAATGCAAGTATGGCGTCCTCAAATGACAGTAGCCATGAGGATAGTGTCGAGCTCATACGCACCAATAAGACGCGCACAGCCAACGTGAGTGCCAGATACATCCACATCATACGTAGTATTACGAAATAAGCACGAAACACCACAATTTCC